TGCGTTTCAGTGACATCCGTTCTTATAGCCAATTCGCGCTGTGTCATTTCCCGGTCTTCAAGCATTTCCTTCAATGTTTCACCTGGATGGATAATAAACTCACGGGATAAGCCATTCGTTCTTACTACCATGATAATCCATCACCCCCTTTATAATCACCGATTCGCATTGTTTCAAAACTTCAGGTTCAATGCTTTCCGCGTTAGGCCTGACAATGAGTCTGACATTACCTGTAATCGTAACCCCATAATAACCTTTTAGGTTTTCATAAAGCGGATGGGGTTTTCCAAGTCCTGTGGTCAGGTAGATGCTAAAGTTTTCAGAAGCCTTCAACTGATCAATTCGTTTCTTTGTTGCTCTAGCTCTATCATTCCCAATCTCTTTTTTCATCAATTCATAATCATTGAAGATTTTCCGGACTGATTCGCTTTCGTATTCAATTAGCACCTTTTGCAACCACCACCAAACTACTTAATCAGTTAAGTTAACCAATTGGTTAACTTAACTGATTGCTTAAGTTTATTATATGCTGGCCTTTGTATTTTGGCAAGAAAAACTTTGCAAAATTTAATCGTTGATAAGACCCAATTTCAGATGAGCAATAAGCCGCGCTCATCATAGACCGAGACAGTGCTTCCTGCTCCGCAACGTAGCGCTCTGTCCAGAGCCATAATGGTCGCTACCGCCCCGTCAATCCTCTCCGTAGATTTCTCCTTGTCTGGCTTTATGTTTCCTGCAGGGTCGGTCCTCACAAAAATGTTATCCATCATCCAGCGCAAAACTGGCTGCCCACCATGGGCAATCTTTTCTTCCAGGGTCAGTTTCATTAGTTCCTTGGTAGGAGGGGACATATCCTTAAACCCCTGGCCAAACGGCACTACCGTAAAACCAAGCCCTTCCAAGTTCTGTGTCATTTGAACCGCGCCCCAGCGGTCAAAGGCGATTTCTTTGATGTTGTATTGGGTACCCAACTCCTCAATAAAGGCTTCGATAAATCCGTAATGCACCACGTTGCCCTCGGTTGTTTTCAGAAAACCTTGCTTTTGCCACAGGTCGTAGTTTACATGATCGCGCCTAACCCTGAGGTCGAGGTTTTCTTCCGGTATCCAGAAGTAGGGGAGAATATGAAATTTATCGTCCTCATCAACCGGGGGAAAAACCAGCACAAAAGCTGTTATATCGGTAGTGCTGGATAAGTCTAACCCGCCATAGCAAACCCGGCCTTTTAATTTTTCCGGGTCAACCTTGAAAGCACACTTATCCCATTTCTCCATGGGCATCCAGCGCACTGACTGTTTGACCCATTGGTTAAGCCTAAGCTGCCGGAAGCTGTTTTCCTCAGCGGGGTTTTGTTTCGCGCTTTCACAGGCAGCTTTAATCTTGTCGATACTTACGGTTATACCCAGCGACGGATTAACTTTTTCCCACACTTTAGGGTCAGTCCAGTCGTCATCTTCCTCCGCTCCATAGATTACAGGATAAAACGTAGCATCATGCTTGCGACCGGCCAGCAGGTCTTTGGCTTTTTGATGCACCTCATAGCAAATACTGTTGACGTTATCGCCCGCTGTCGTGATGAGGAAGTAAAGCGGCTGCATCCTTGCATCCCCGGAGCCTTTGGTCATGACGTCAAACAATTTCCGATTAGGCTGGGTATGCAGCTCGTCAAATACCACGCCGTGGATGTTGAAACCATGCTTCGAATAGGCTTCAGCCGACAGCACTTGATAAAAGCTATTGGTCGGCAGGTAAATTAGCCGCTTGGTGGAAGCCAGGATCTTAACACGTTTGTTCAGTGCGGGACACATCCGCACCATATCGGCGGCGACCTCGAACACAATGGATGCCTGCTGGCGGTCGGCGGCACAGCCATAAACCTCAGCACGTTCCTCGTTGTCCCCGCAGGTGAGAAGCAAGGCAATGGCGGCCGCTAATTCTGACTTACCCATTTTCTTTGGAATCTCCACATAAGCCGTATTGAATTGCCTATAGCCATTGGGTTTCAGTATCCCAAAAATATCGCGTATAATCTGTTCCTGCCAGTCGATAAGTTCAAAGGGCTTGCCAGCCCAGGAGCCTTTGGTGTGGCACAGGGCTTGGATGAACGCCACAGCATAGTCGGCGGCGTCTTTACTGTATTTTGAATCCGGTGCCATAAACTGTGTTGGTTTATATTTCTTTAGTTTACGTATATTGCCGCCTCCTTTCTTAAAGAGAACAAAAGAAAAGAGCCTCATTAAGAAGCTCTGTTAACCGCATATTTGTTGGCCTTCAGTTATTTGCTCTCATCTTCCTCGCCCGTCAGGATAAAGCGCGCGTACTCGGTCTTGTGGTCATTAAGGTAATTAACCAGTTCGTGAAAGCCTCGGGAGTATGCTTCCTGAGTAACACGGGGAATGTCAAACATATTCGTGACGCCGCTTTCCCTGATGGCCAAAATCTGCATCCGTATGGTCTCATTCATTTTGCTTTCTCCATTTCTGCTGACTTAGAGGCTGCCCGGCGCAGAGTATCATCGAGTTTTCTTATCTCATCCTCGCCAAATACTACCCCCAGCCCGCTACCGGAGTCCCAGTTGACAAATACGGTGCCGGTATCGTCTATAAATGATACTGTGCCTTGGTCGCCAGGTTTCAGCCTGGTGTACGGGTCCTCCATACGGACCAATTCGACCCGCGTACCCGGGGAAAAATATGACCTTAGCGCCTTTAGCATTTCCGGATGAACCTGCTTCATGCTTCCGGCACCTCCTCTGGGACACGCTGGCCGTTTTTGAAAGCGGCGCTACCGGTTAGCCTGGAGAGCAGGATTTTTCGTTCCTCTTTGTATTCCGGCCCGATAAATCCTAAGCGCAGCAGGAAGCAGCGGAAAGCGTATTTTTCGTTATCATAAGCCTTTTCGGTGGCGGTTACCCGTTTCTGGTTCTTGGCCATGGCGCAGAGCGCCCCGATGAAGCGGGCATAGGCGTTGACTTCTTCCGCTGCAAGGCTTCTGGAGAACCAAGGGAAACACAGCCTGTCCTCGGTCAGTTCAATTGGCAGCCTGTCTGTGTCCAGGGCTTTTTTAATAAGGGTTTCTTTGCTCTTAACCAGCCGCTCCAGATTGGCAATGGCGGCTTCGGTAAAACCTTCCCTGGGCATCTCAATAACCAGTTCGTTTGGCGCTTCAAATTGAAATCCGCGCTTATCAAGATCGTTTAATAGTTGCTCAAGATCTTCTTCACTGCTGTTTTCACTGGCGTTGAGGGTGCCTTCTTTGTTGACGGTAAATCCGCCTATGACATAAGCAAAGGTCGGTGCACCTTTGTATTCCGGCGCAGTATTCAGGATTTCACTGATCGCCTTAACCAGTTCTTTGCGCCTAGCGCCGGTAATGTTAAACTTAAATTCCATAGGATCGACCACCTTTCTGTTTTGGTAGTCATATACATCACTCTTAAGCTGTGGAATAGCAAGCCTTTACATCAGTTTTTTCGCGCTTTCAAAGGGTATTTTCTGACCATCGCGCATAAGAAAAACATCAATGTCGGAACCCTTAAATTCAATGTACCTATTCACAATAACATCGCAGAACTTCTCGTCCAGCTCCACAGTGTAGCAAATCCGGCCGGTCTGCTCACAGGCGATCAGGGTGCTGCCCGAACCACCGAACGGATCAAGAATAATACAGCCCGTCATGCTGGAGTTGAGTATCGGGTAAGCTACCAGCGGCACGGGTTTCATGGTCGGGTGGTCAGTATTCTTCCTGGGTTTGTCAAACTCCCAGATGGTAGACTGCTTACGGTCGGAGTACCAGGCGTGTTTGCCCGCTTTCTTCCAGCCAAACAGGATCGGCTCGTGCTGCCACTGGTATGGCGAGCGCCCCAGTACCAGCGACTGCTTTTTCCAGATACACGTTCCCGAGAGATAGAATCCTGCTTCTAAAAAGGCTTTGCGGAAATTCAGTCCTTCGGTATCGGCGTGGAACACATAGATACTTGCGTCCTTGGCCATCGCCTTTTCGGTCAGGGTGAAAGCTTCCAGCAGAAACTGATAGAACTTTTGGTCCGCCATGT